CTTCGGTAAATTCTTGCCAGTTCTCAGACATGATTGATTCCATTAGTTTTTTATGAGAAAGATCTAAGCCAATTCGCTTTTATGTACACCAGTATGTAATCAAAGCGAAAAGTACCCCCTAAGCATTGCGATCATTTTAGCCTGACCAGTACTGTCGGTGGAAATTTATAATTCAGTCACTCAGGGTGGTTGAACTTAGTCACGGCATAGGTATGTTTAATGACCAGTGTTTTTCGGATGGGTTCACGATGCACATTATCATTATGCTTTTTTTAGTGATCGGCGGATTCGCTGCCGGCCAGAACCTGACCTGGTTGATTGGCATGCCGCTTATTGGGATTGGGCTATATATCGGGTTTGGGGATTGGGGCGGGAAGAAAGGGGCAAGGCAGCGCGAGCAGGCGGAAAACCTATTCCTACTGTCTGGCCTGATTGGAATGGTTGTACTTATTATTGCTGGGTGATCACCACTCACCCAGCTTATGACGCAGATAGGCGTTTTGATACAGCTCGTTTTTCCGCTTGGTAATATCGTCCAACTTCTGCCGTTTTTGCGCACCGCTCAGACTCTGATTATTGTTCACCAGCTCAGCCTGCTTGTTCAGCTCACTCAGTCGACGTTGGATCCGGTTCAGCGCAACCCGGGCGCCCAATGCTTGTGACTCTGATTCTTTCAGATCTTGCTGGCGTACCACATCACCCTCTTCGACCGCGCGCTTATAACTGCCATGCGCTTCAGCGGCGTCCTCCAGAGCCTTGTAAAACTCGTCTTGGAACTTGGTTGCGGTTTTCGGTGCATCCCCCTGATAGAACGCCTTGATCACCGGATAGCGACTGATTGGTGTATCAGCAGCTTCAATGCCCAGCATCTGCCGCGCAGCAATGTCGGACATGCCCAGCACATATCCACCCAGGGTGCCGGTGTAGCCAAGGATCAAGTGCTCAACCATTTTCGGGCTTACACCAAACGCCGCGCCAATTTGTTTCGCGGTTTCGCTGGTGTAGGCGTTATACCGGTCCTCTGGTTTGCGCTGTGCATCGCCCATACCTTCAATCTGACTGCCTTTAAAGAATGACTTGTTCGTCATCACTTCAACAACCGGCAGCGCCAGCTGAGGGATTGGGTTCAGTGCCAGCGTATTCCACACGGCGTGCGCTGCGGCTTTGCCCAAGTCACCGCCTGGCTGACTGCCGGCCGCATAGTGGAACATCCGCTCAGGCATGGTGCCGAACAGAATGCCCAGCTCGAAAGGTTTCGGGATCCGGAAGTGTTCATCACCAATAAAGAAGTGCCAGTTTGCGTCCTTATCCCAGTCCGGCAATTCCTGATAGCGCTCGTCGTCGTCATTCATCGCGGCAAGTGCCAGGCTGAATGCGGCAACCTTCAAGCCCTTCATTGCCAAATTGGCACTCAGCACTTTCAATACGCGGTCACCTTCACCGGCTTTCATAGCGCGGACCAGTTTGCTCATACCCTGCAGCCGGGCATTGAAGAAAGGCAGCATATCAATCATGGTGCCGATCAGCGCAAAGTTGCCTTTGAGCGAATAATCCATCAGGTCTTTCGCCTCATACGCAGCCTGCCGGCGAGACTTGCCACCGGCCAACGCTGCTTCATAGGTGCTCAACCGGTTGGCGTTCTCCACCTTATCTGACGCAGTGCGGTACGCTTCCAGCAGCTGACCACCTTTTGTGATCAGACTTTCCATGTATGACTGGATATCAGCCTCGCCCAGACCTTTACTGCGAAGTGCCCGGCGAACCTGCTGCGCTGCAGCTTCCGGATCTGCCCCATGGACGTAGCCGCCTTGGAATGCAGCACCCGAGAAAATCAGATCCCGGTATGCTTCATCTTCAGCGAATGCTTTGCGAAGGCCGGCCACTGAGTCAGCGCCAAACCGGAAACCGTCTTTGTTGATCATCCAGGCATGTGCCGCATCGCGCACAAAGTTCTTGATGATGAAATCAGGGCTCAAAGTGATACCAGCGGTCAGGAACCGCTTTGCACTGCGGGCCATGCGGTTGAACAGCGATTGGTTGCCAATGGTGTGGATTTGCAGCAGACCACGCAGCAGTGCCGGATCCGTGACTGTGTACGCCTCAGCTTTGCCGTTACGCATAACCTTCACTTTCTGCAGCAAGTTCAGCTCGGTCTGGCTCAGCGCTGCAATGTCCGGGCTATCAACTGCCTGCATGAATGGCGTGCCTTCCAGATTGCTCACCACTTCGGCCATGGCTTTATTCTTGATGGCAGCATCAATCATGGTTGACTGGCGATGGATGATGTTCTCCAGCAAGTCTTTCGTGGACTGGCGCCCGCCCTTCAGCTCTTTGATTTGCGCGGATTGACCCGCAATGCCCTTGCGGCTGCGCGGGCCATGGACCATAGCGGCAATGCCGGACATTTCCGGATCCACTTCTTCTTCCATGTTGCGGAAAAACGGCACGTACCACTCTTCATCAAAATCACCGCGCTGCTCCGCGCTTAACAGCCCAACCTCTTCAGCCAGGTCAATGATGGAGCTATTGATCTTGTTGTATTCCTGCCGGACCTGCTCAAACAACGCCTCTTTGCCAGCCGCCATTGCTTTGAGTTCGTCAATGTCAGCCTGACTCAGATTGTTCTCGCGGCCTTCAGCCATTAAGCGCTCTGCTCGATTGGCGCCCATCCATGCCAGCCATTCGTTCAGGTCATCGCCCAGCATGCCGAATACTTCCAACAAGCCTTTGGTATCAGCTTTGCGCTGCACAACGCCATCTTTCCAAACTGGCGCGCCATAGTGGAAAACACCGTGCAGGATATCGGACAGGCCAGACGCCAGCCGGGCAGACACATAGCCTTGTTTGTTTGGATCCGTGATGCCTGCAGCTTCTTCAGCCTGCTTAATACCATACAGGCCATCGAAGATACCTTCATTCAACCGCTTCCAGAATGAGCTGCTTTTCAGCGTGTCGACAGTTTCATTGGCTCGGCGCTTAGCTTGCTCGGCCACAGTTTCTGCAGCCTCTTCACCAAGCCCCAGTTTGCCCAGTGCATCGGCCTGTTCTGTGGTGCGGGTTTTGCTGAATGCCAACTCGGAGTCAGCCCCAGTCACGGTAACGGCGCGGCTAAACATAAAGCCGGCACGAATCGACTCCAGCATATCCTGCATAGCCTCAACATCCGGATCACCAGCTTTCGCCAGACCGGCCTTAACCAAGGCTTTGTGCAGGAACCGTTTGAGTGCATTCCACCAGAACTTCACTGGGCCGGTGACTGGCTTGTTCTGAACAAAGTAGGCGAACAGTTCCTCGGCTTTGTCGTTTTCGCTGAATCCGTCATAGTCGTTATCAATCTGAGCCCACTGCTTTGCAAAGGCTCGGTTGTTCCGAGTCTGTTTCAGGCGGTCAATGAATGCGGTGTAATCGGCTTTGCTGATCACATTCTGCAGGCCACCATGGCCAATGACTTCGTGCGCCAGCACTTCCCGCAATTCATCCAGTGACTTCACGTTTTCGGCAATCACATAGGCGGTATTGGTTGCACGGTTGTAGGCGCCACGTACCAGGTCACCAGACAGCGACATTTGCCACAGCTTCTCGGCTTCAGCTTGAGTCTCCAGCACGACAACTTTAATGCCGGCCGCACCATTCAAGCGCTTCATAATGCTGGACACCATCTGCTTAGCCAGTTTGGCATTCACGCCGCGCGCCGGCTTTGCTTTGATGGTGTTTTGTTGAGTGAACTGGATGTCAGGGTTTTCCTTGACAAGATCGTCCTTGGTGAGTACATTTTCGCCAGAACCCCGTGAAGGTGAACCGCTCCTTGGAATTAGACCAAGATGCCGTACCAGCTCGGGGTTTTTGTTTTTATCAATGTACTCAAGCTCAAATCCTGCCAATGCAGTTGCTGCATTCTCTTTCCCATAAATACTTGCAACTCGATTAATGACTAATTGCCGCCCCTCCTTCTGCTCTAAATGGATAGCCGCTACTACCGGATCTCCATTCGAATCGACGGCATCAATTAGTATCACTTTTCCGTGACTTTTCGATTTAAAGACAGCGACCGGATCGCTCAGATGCTCTGGCAGTAATTCAATATCTTTCATCGACACTGAATGTTTTATACCGTTAGTCGCCTTCCTAACAGTGTCACGCCAAATCCCTAAATCCAATTCAGGAACACCAAGTCTAATGAGTATGTCTGGCGTTTTCCCGATGCGAATCACAGGAACATTTGATTTCAAAGATCGCAAACTGTCTGCAAGTTCAATCCGATATTGCTCAGCATCAGCTTTGCTGACGGATTTACTGAAAAGCATCACGCCTTTATCAGTTTCTTTGGTCTGCAACGTATCAAAGAATGCCCTGAAAGCTGGATTGATGATCTCCTGCTCAGACTTGGTTGGGTACGGGTAAGTCTGCTCTGCTGATTCGACTGCGCCCCACACTTCCGGATCAACTACGTTTGCCAGGTAGTCATTGCTAAACCCTTTAGCTTCCAGTTCTGTAATGATGAATGTTTCAAAGGATCTGGCTGATGCTTCGATTTCTGACGACCAGTAAGGCTTACTACGCCGCGAATCAAGCGTTGATGCACGCTGAAACATCTTGGTTTTTCGAATAGCCAAAATGAGTGCTGTGAAAGCATCGCGCACTTCTTGCCGCAAGTCACCACCACGGATGTTGCCGCCTTCGGTCACAAAGCTGTTTGGATTACCAGACAGTCGCGCAAAGTAGTTATCAACCGCGTGCCACCATTCATGTGCCAGCGAACCGGCCCCTGACTCTTTGGTTAAATTGATTGCCACATAAGACGGCTCGTAGTGAGCAGCAGCTTTGATAGTTGTTGCAGCGCCTTTTCCGCGAGCACCGAATGCCATGCCAAGCTCGCCATTTAAAGCCAGTGCTTTTGGCGGGACGCCAAGTACATCGGCAAGATCCATGAGCGCATCATAGGCTTCGTTAAGATCTCGCTGCCGCTTCCCCTGCTCTACCCAATTACCAAACTCAACGCCTCTGAAACCAAAGGTATCTGCAAAAATTGCTGGCGTGATACTGCCTGCAAAGCGCGGAGGCCCGACCCGCTTCCTGTTCTCTGGCCGGCGCATCTCAGGCACTTGCTTAAGTTGCTTCAGCTTGGCTTCCACATCAGCACGGTTGGATTTTAGATATTCGCGTGCTTCGTTGACGGTAGCGAAATCTTGGATCCGCAGCACGCCGCTGCCACCCGCCCATCCAAGGTAGATTTGCTTCGTAGAGCGGTCGGTGTAGATTGAAATCTTGCTTTGCTTTTGCCCGGCAGTTTCAGGATTCGCCGCGGCTTCTGCCTTGATCAGTTTCACCAAGTTATCCAGCGCGCCCTGCTTATCTGGGCTGGCCAAATCAAGAATTTCTGTGCCGCCATTTTGTGGGTAGTAAAAGGTCTTTGATGGTCGATATTCCTGACCGCGAAACATGCTGAACGAACCTGAGCCAAGCCGGTACTTTGCAGCAAACTTGATAGTTTCAGGATTGGCCTGAGCGATTGCAGGGATAGCATCAGCCATCGCCTGAAGTTCGCCGCCACTTTTGAACATAGCAGCAATCACTTGGTCCGGCGTCAGTTCGCCGCTAATCAGATCCCGGGCAAAGTTACGCAATACATCAACTTTCTCAGCCCAGCGCCTGACTTTGTACGAGACACGCGGCTTAGCTGGAATTTCAGAGCGCATAGCTGCGATGATGGCCAGCGTTTCCATTGATACGCCATCAGCAGCCATCTTCACATAGTCTGGCTCAGGGAATGATTTAGACAGCGGCAGCTCTCTTGTATCAACTTCGCCGCTTACCGCCTCAGAGAAGCCGGCCCAAACATCTTTGCGAGCACCACCAAGCTTCTCGCCAAAGTCGTCGATACGTTCCAAAGGCTCAGAAACAGAAACCCCGGCATCGGCCGGGGTCTGGGTAGTGGGTTCAGCGTTTACTGCGGGCTTTTCTGGTTGCTCTCGATCTGGTCCATTAGAGCGTTCAGCACTGGATCCTTGTCCTTCTCGGCTCGTTCTCGGCCCAGTTTCACCATTACCTGCATTGCCAGTGGTGAACAATCCGCCTTGCTGGGCGCCGCTGCCTTCTTGGTTTGTGATTCGCTCATTAAGCGCTCCCATTACTTGATCTGACGTTACAACGTCACCGAAAAGCCCATCACCAGGCTGTGTTTTTAATGCTTCATTTGCATAGCCAATTAAATACTCTGCAACCTTATCACGACCGCGAGCGCGTGACAGCGTATCGCCACGATAAAAGATAGACAACCAGGCGCGAGTTGCATCAGGGAGTGAACCGCTAAATATGTCATCAGTGCTGACCAGTTCAATCAGCGCCTTGCCCTCACCCCGAGCACGCCGGATCAGATTCACTGCTTCCAGCAGGAACGGGGTAACATCCATACCATCGGCAATCATGCCATCGCGCCCAGCATTTCGCATCTGAGCCCACTTGCCGGCAGCATCAAGCAGTGCACCGCCGATTGCTTTGATATCCGTATCGCCGCTTTCAAACACTTCAGCCACGATACCATCATCACCGTAAGCCGCAGACAGCAGAGCTGCCTCAATCCGGCGCCGGCCATTTTGTGACAGCACGCCGCTTGAGTCCATCAGACCACCGCGCTCGGCTTCGCCGGCTACGTTCTGCATGAACTTACGCACAAAGCTCCGGTTTTCAGCAGATGTGATTTCGCCGCCTATGTAGTCGGCAACCACGCCTGACATCTTCGACGCATCCGATGCAGCCTGCTCAGTGGCAGACATTTCCAAAGTGGTGCGCTGGTTTGATTCTTTGATGTATGCCAGCCGGTCCTCTGGTGACAGCTCAGTCCGGCGGACGCGAACCAGCACCGGCTGTTTCATGCCATCGACGTTGTAGCCGTTTTCACTCAGCCATTGCCGGTAACCTTCTGCACCACCCTGGCGGTATGCTTTTCGAATACCTAAGCTGCGGCCATTGCCAGATTCCACAATGCCATCTGCTGAAATGATTGGCGCGCCGTCCGAAGTCGTCGGGCTTTCAGCCAGCAGGCGCGGATTTACCGCACCGGCGATACGGTTGATCTGATCCATACTTGCTGCACGACTGCGGTCACGCGGCTGAAGCTCTGGTGGAAAATCCGGATTGCTCCGGCCATCTTCCAGATTAGAAGTGATCAGCGAGTTCGCTTCAACGACCTGGTATTCAACATCGATATCACGACCGGCTGGCGTTGTAGCAACGGATGCTTTGCCAGTTGGTCGACCATCAATAGCTGGCCGCGCCTGCACTTCCGGTGCATTTTGCGGGGCAGGATCAGAAATACTCGGGGCTTTCACGCGAAAACCAAAGCCACCTTCGACTTTGACTGGTTCCAGCTCAGCGCCCGTGGAGGCTGCTTCCTTGTAGCTGACACTCTTGAGCATCATGGCTTCTGTGCTAAATGGCCTGCCGCTTTTCATCAGCTGAATTGGTGCTGGCTCAACTGGCTGAACAACTTGCTCTGGCTGCGATTCTTTTACTCGCCAGCCCCAACCATCACCGAAAGGTACAGCCTCAACTGGTGTGCCGCTGCGCTTCATTGCGCGGGCCTGCTTGCTGGTCATGGCTTCGCGCGGTGATAGATATACCTGCCCGTTGCCTTTGACGCGAACGCCGGATTGATCACCGGCGAAAATGATGTCCTTTTGTGGCAGGCGCGGGACTGATGCCGCTTCATTAGCCTGGCTATGCAGGTTGTCGGTAAATTCCTGCGTTGCCTGCTGCGGCCGGCCATCACCAGCAAAGATGATGTTTTTGTCTGCGATCTGCCGCGGCTGGTTTCGCATCCGCTCCATTTCGGCCTTTGCTTGTTTGACCTGCTCAGATTCCAGATCAATCGGTGCATTTTCAATAAAGCCTGCAGCTGCATTGGCTGCTCGTTGCTCCGGGCTTAACCACTCACCTTCCATTGCAGGATTGCGTTCAGCTTCAGTGCGGCCATCGGCAGCAAAGATGACATCTTTCTGAGTAATGCGCGGGACTGTAGGGCCACCGATGCGCGCCTGCATGCCGATTTGGTTCGGGTTGTAGTTCGGGCCTGCGGCCTGCTCCGGATCCAGCAACTCACCTTCAAGTGCTGGTTGGCTGATTGCTGGCATGCCGCCGATGATGCTTTGCAAATCAGATTCGCGCTGTGCTGCTGACTGCGCCATTCCATCGAATGCGCTGGCTAAGTCTGGGTTTTTATCGCGGATAGCGTCAGCTTCTGGATCTTTAACCGGCTCTGCTTGTTTGCGGTTCAGCAAACCACCGACGCCACCGGCTGCAGCGCCGAGCGTACCGCCTGCGACACCTTCATTGAGTGCGGCAATGGCAACTCCGTCCATTGGATCACGACCATCAACCTGAGACAGAGCCTGATTGATGCCGTACTCCTGAACAGCCGCCTGACCTGCCTCCGTGCCACCTTCAATCGCAAAGCCTTTAGCGGCTGAGCGGAATGCGCCAGACTTCGCCAGGCGAGCGCCGGTCAATGCCCGGCCAATAATTGGATCTGCAATCGCTGATCCGGCAAAGTTAGCCAGCAGCACTTTTGGATCTGTCTGAACTTCAGAAGCCAGACGTTCAGCCACGTTATCTTCAGCCGCAGTCCAAAGAGCTTCGCCATCCAACTCAGGCTTGGCCTGCTTCATTTCGCGGATAGTGTTTTTGAATAGGTCAGATTGCAGCTTGAGCTCATCCGGCATCTGCAGCCATTCTTGGCGCGCCTGCTCCATCCCCTGACCGGTTGCCGATGCACCGCCAGTTGCACCCATACCAGCAGCTGTCGCAATTTTGGCGCCGGTTTCGCCGAGCTTCAGCGCTTTGGTTGCGGCATTGGCAAGGCCCGCACCAGGAATTGCAGTTGGTGCAAATTGGCCGGCCACGTTGGCCATGGTCAGCAGCCAGGTATCTAAATCGGTGAGCCCGTCGCCCAGCTGAATTTCGCCTTGGTCACTCTCGGTAAAAAACGGCTTTGCCAGATCCGCTTGAGCTTCAACTGACATGCTTTGTCGAGCATCGTCAGACCAGCCATAGAACTGTTTGGCTATGCCGTCAGCACCAACAAAATCAAAGATACCACCGACACCAGACAAAGCGCCTGATGCGGCACTGCGGCCCATATTGCTGAGCAAGCCGGGCTCCGATGGCTTAACAGGTTCCGGCTGTGCGACCGCGCCGTACTTATCAGCTGATTTTGTGTACTGGTAAAAATTCAGTGCCATGTTTATTCCTGTTTACAGGTGCAGAAAAGAAAAAGGCCGCTTATTTGCGACCTTGATTCATTGGATTGTTGAGGTAATTCCAAGCAGGCTGTGCGACCTGCCCAACCTGCTGAACCGCGTCAACAAACTTGCCAGGGAAATAACCCAGCGCCTGGCCGGTGCGAGTCGTAGCGAGCTGAGCGGGCGTGATGTTGGTTTCGTCAATCTGCAGCGGGTTGATGTCGCCGTGCGCACTGTCTTTAAACCCGTTGAAGAATCCGGGATTTAAAAGCCCCGGCGTTGTTGTTGCGCCAGCTGCATTGACCGGTGAGGCTTGGCCACCGGGCTGCTGCAACACAGTGCCAACTGCAGCGCCACGGTTAAATGCCGCCGGTTCGGTCTGTTGGCTCAATGGTTCTGGTCCCGTTTTTTGTCTATTCATTTCAGCAAGCACATCAATGTATGAAGCATACGAGGTGCCTTTCAGCCCGTCGCCGAATGACTTGAGGGCGGGCAGCATTTCTCCCTCAAGCTTAGAACCAAGCGCAGCATGCTCACGGTCACGCTGCTCGTATAGTGCTTGCTTGTCTTCTGGAGCGGCCTGATCAATCAGCCGGTCATACTTCCGGTCAATCTGCTCGCCTTCGCGGGAAAACTTGGTCTGGATCCGACCCAGTGTTTCTTCGATGCGCTGAACTCGCCGAGCCTCTTCCTGCGAGGTCATCTGGCGTTCCTGCAGGTTATACGACCGGTCAGCGTTGTTCTGCGCCTGCGTGGTCGCAGCTGACTGTGCAGCTTTTTGGTCGTTATAGCGTTTATCCTCGACCTTGATGCGCTCGTCCCGGTATTTCTTCTCGTCACTGTAACGAGCATCCTCACGCTCTTCTTGCCGCTTCCAGCGTGCATTCATTGATTCTTCGCGCAAACGCTGCCGCTCAACTTCACGGTCCTCAGCCATCCCACGATTCAACAGCTCAGCCCCTTGACTCAGGCCGCGGCCGAAGCCAGCCAATAAACCATAACCTGCCATGATTACCCCCGCGCGCGCTGCAGCAAGCCGCCAGACTGTGCCGGTGCTGCTGGTTTTTGTTGCTGGCTCATAAACGCCTGAGCTTCCTGCACATTGGCGGATAACTCATCTTTGTCCAGCTCTCCGAGACTCTCTTTCATCGCCAGATAAGTGCTCATCGCATGACTAGCCAGTGCATCTGTCATCTGGTCTGTCACTTCATCTTCTGCCACTGCCCCGGCTTGAATCGCCAGAGCCACCAGTTCATCAGTGATCCGCTCAGCCAGCGCCAGCTTCACATCGTCAGTCAACTGCATTTGCTTTTCGACGGTGATAAGCACAGTGGCCACAGCCTGACCGATACCCTGTTGCACCTGCTGAGCATCTAGCACCATGCTCGCGATGTTGTCACCGGCTTTACCTGGTGCGTGGATCACCTTGAGGGCAGCATCGAAACCCTGTTCCAGTTGCGCCTCTTCTTCTGGTGTCGCCTGCACCTCACCTTGTTGCATCGTTTCTTCCACGGCTTATACGCTCCACTTTTGGTAGGTGTTGACGGTTTGCTGCTGTTTGGCAATCAGGTCATCGAGTGACTTGATAGGCTGCAGCTGTGGCACTGGGTTTTGCGGCATGATGTTGGACGGATCCAACAAGCCAACGCCGGGCAGTGTCGTCTTCTGGCCTTTGCCATTAACGCCAAAGTAATCGCGGTTTGCGGCCTGCTCTTCTGCTTGTTTTTGCTGGGCGTAGCCTTGAACCATTTGACCGGCCATATTCACGCCGCTGGTGATCAATGCGGCTTTACTGGCGTCACCGATGTTCGCAAGTAAACCTGGTGTACTGGTGGCTGTGGTCGCTGTCTGCGCTGCAACAGGCGTTGCGGCCTGAATTGCGTTACCGCCGTTAGCCACGAACGTTTCCATGGCTTTGCCAGTGTAAGCGCCTGGTGTCGCACCAATCGCCGCGGTTTGACCGGAGATGGCAGCTTGTGCAGCTGCTTGGCCACCTGCAAAGGTTGTTGCTTGTGTTGCGCCTGCTGCAGTGAATCCGTTACTGAGCGCCGAAAACGCCCCGCCAATATTTCCGGACGCAAGTGCACTACCGGCCCCCTGAATGCCTCCCCAGGCTGAGCCAATGCCAGCACCTGCCGTGCCGCCACCGGCCATCGACATCACTGCGGCGCCGCCAAAGTAAGCCAGCGCTGCGATAGCAACGACTTTAAACACTTTGGACTTCACGACTTTTTTCACCACGTTTGCCACGGCTTTAATAGGCACCACAGCCTTAAATACTTTTTTCACGCCTTTGACCAGACCGCTCATGTGGCCTCCGAATCGAATGTTGTTGAATAGATACCGCCGACTGCCTTCAGGCCATGCGTCTCATAGAGCTGGCCGGTGCGGCCTTCGGTGTCGAGGCCCGTACTCAGACCCAGCTGAATATGCGCAATCCCATTTGCCTGGCACCAGCGGATAAACCGGCGTAAAAGCCAGACGGCTTGGTCCCGGTGCTCCGGCGAGACACAAAACGCTAAATCAGTTGCGTAGTGGGTTTTGCTGAACCAGAACTGGTCCTGCATGGCAATAAAAAAGCCGACAACATGGCCGGCTTTCTCTGCGATAAATACAGCATGCTTTCGGTGATTGAGCGCTTGCCGGATGGTTTTGGCTGCAAGCTCTGGATCTAGCTCACAACTCAGGGTCTTAGCTTGTGCAATCACCTGCTTGCCAATCGCCAGCATCGCAGGGATGTCAGCGTGCGTACCAAAGCGGATCATGGTTCTTGGGTTCCATTTTTCCAGCCGCCAGTGCTGCCGCCGTTGACCGGGTTCGTGGTCATTGGTGGATTGGTTGGATTGCTGGTGCCGGTTGGTGGGTTCGTCGTTGAACCAGTACCGGTGGCTGGCGCGCCAATCACGGCGTATAGCGTTTCCAGCGACTTGCGGTGTGCATCCAGCTGCTGCTGCATGTAAGCAGCGCCTGCGGCCTTCTGTTCGGCAGTCATGTTTGGATCTGCCTGAATGGCACCAACTTGAGCCAGATAGTTGTTGTAGGCTGTTTCAACGGCATTGCGATATCTGACCTGCGAATCAGCAGTTAATTGAGCCGTGAACTGCTTGTCCTGCTGATCATATTGCACTCGAGTCAACTGAAGCTGCTGCAGATACTGCTTGTCGATGGTCTGGTTAGACATATCCTGCAGCAACTTGTCGCGCTCGGTTTGCAGCTGCGCGCCACGCTCCTGCTGATAAGTATTGCTCTGCACTTGGAAGTTCAGTTCCTGCATTCGCTGCAAGCCTTGAGCATCCAGCAAGCCTGCCTGTTGTGCGTACTGTAGCTTTTGCAACTCAGCCTGCATTTGACGATTCGCGGCATTCTCTGCAGCGCTCGCTGCGATCTGAGTGTTCTGAAGGTTGGTCTGGTACTGGCCCTGCTTATCCGCCATTGAGGCGTCATGCGTGCGGCCCAAATTGTTTTCGCCGGATTGCCATGACTGCTGCCAGCCAAGCTGCTGGGCCTGGTTGTAGGTGTTTGCATCTTGCGTCGCGATCGGCATCGCTTTATCCACCATCGTAGATAGCGCAATTTCACCACCAATACTGGACGATTGCAGGCCACGGGTGGCTGCGTATTGATCGGCTTCGGCCTTGGCTTTGCGCATAATGGCGCTGTTTGGATCCAGCAAACCAGTAATGCGATTTTCAACCAGTGAATCCGCGCCCGGCTTATAGCTGAAATTTGTATTGCCCTGAACGCCGGCATAACCGTCCTTCGTAAAAGTGCCTTGTACTGTTGCAGCAGTGGGCACGGTCATTGCCGGGGCATTCTTCAGTAAATCAGCACCTACCGGCTTGTACTCAAACACTGGCGGTGTCACAGCACCTGTCGTTGCCGCAGCCTGTGCCGGCGTAGCGGTCGTTTGTTGGATGGGTGGCACCGGCTGGACCGCAGCCTGAGTTGGCACTGCTATCTGCGCACCACCAGCTGCCTGTTGTTGTTGGGCCAGCCGCAATAATCCGCCATTAAAACCGCCACCAGGCTTATCCGGATTCTCATCACCAGGCAGCACCGAGGCCGATGCGCCCTGTGAGTATTCGGGTGCTGTGTTTGAAGGCTTCCCCTGAACAGTTTGGCCAGATTGCTCCAACGCAGTTACAGGCTGCATACGCTGAACCGGCGCACCATCAGCCGGTGCTGGAAAGATCCGTTTGTTACCCGCCTTTTCTGGCGGCAAATAGGCGATATCAACCGCGGCTTTCACCGGGCTGGTTAGATTGGTTGACATGGTTTTATTACCTCAGCTGATTGCTGAAAAAGGCTTGGGCAAGGGGTCGTGCAGTATGTGTAGATAATAAGCTATCTGCGCCTTTGTTCAACCATTACAGGTCGATAAACGCAGTGCCATTCCATCGTTTCACTGTGATGTCTGTGAACGCTGAACCGTCCCATCGTTTCAAGGATTTTGAAACAAATGCTGCGCCGTCGAAAAGCTTGATTTGTGTACCGGGTGACGAGCCAGAATAAAAGAACCACCAACTATCCATTGCGCCAGTATATGAAGTAATTGTCAGGTTTCGGGTTGCGCTATCATCCACCCAGTTCACCCCGCTGCCGCTGGCACCGGTCTCGTCCCACGGTGCTTGGTATGTAGCATTGCCGCCGTAAGTGCGAACACCATAAAGCTCAAATGTTTGTGGCGAAGGTGACGATGTACCAACTCTGCCAATCTGATTCCATGCGATATTTGTTGTTAACGAATTCGCTGCGGCGACATACGGGCCGGCGATCCGTGCCCCATTTTTGGTGAGGTATAGGGATGTTGTCGATTCGTCGAATTCTGCGCCGTATTTTGCCCGCTCATTCATCGGGGCCGCGCCGGCAGCACTAGACAAGTAAACTGTCCCGCTGTATCGCCATTGCAGCGTACCCGTAGCAACCTCGATTCGTAACGCCGTGGTGTTGTTCCCGCTAATCCCAGCGATATTAAAAAAACCAGCAGCGTTTCCGCCTATCGGCTTAATGTCGAATTCAATACCGCTGATATCTGTATTGGCACCAGCATTGATTGAGCAAGCGGGCATCGTCAGATATACAGAACTGCCCTGACCGACTGTCGACATTGCATTTGGCATTAGCGCAGGCTCACTGCAAAGTTCAATTGATAATCACACTTCCAACGCAGTTTGCGCGGATAACCATTATACGGAAGCGGTGCTTGGTGTTCGCGTGCACCATTGATACCGTGAATTGCGGTGGCGTGATACCAATCAGATACACCGTCGCCATACTGGTCCTGCGCCTGCACAATGATAGATGTTGGCTCTGGAGGCGCCGACATCAAGCGAACTACAAACTGACGATTGCTGGTTGCTTCGATTTCGTGCCATTGACCATCTAGCTGGACCGCGCGGGCTTTGATCACGTCAGCCAGAGTTACCCCGGCGAATGGCCGTCTTCTATTTGCCATTGCATGGACTATGGCTTTGAACTGCGAAAGCTGCGCTGAGAGTTCAGGTAGCTGTGCAATCATGGCGTTAAGCATGGAAAGGTTTCCTTCGCCAGCCGTAGTGCCTTCAATGAAATTGAATGGATGATCACCGCCAATAGATAAAATCACGGATGCCATCTTATGTCTGAACGTATGCTGGTGATCTGCTGCAATATCCTGAATAAAACCGGTCAGGTCCAACGATGCAAACAATTGATTAATGGTCGTTGCAGGGATCAGGTTACCTTCGGTGACTGTAACGGCTTGTAGGGCAGCAAGAGCCTGCTCGTTATTAAGCCCACCATATTCAGCTTTTGATAATTCCGTATGCAAACTCATAAAAGCTCCTAAGTCTGGATCCACAAATCACCAACCTGCGGCGATGCGGGCTGAGTGGCGCTCTGTGTAATTGTTTTTTGCTTGCCATCCAAGGCTGTTTGAAGTCCTGAGACAGTGGAAATGGCTTGGGTGCCGGTATGTGTTGAACGGTCGCGCAGTTGCGCATCTGTGGCGTTTGCTGTAGCTCCGGACGTTATTCCTTCCAGCTTGGTCTTATCAGCACCAGACATAAGGCCCGGCGTTGATGTGGTGGCCGCAGATGTGCCTGCTTTGCCATCAAGAGCAGTTTGCAATCCAGATACAGTGCTAATCGCCTGCGTCCCAGTGTGAGTGCTTCTATCCCTGAGCTGAGCATCAGATGCGTTAGCGGTCGCGCCAGTGGCAATACCATCAACCTTGGCTTTGTAGCTATTGCTGAAGTTATTGGTATCGGCCTCGGCGAACAGCGCAGTTTTAATCTGTGCGCCGGTCATCGAGCCGCCACTTGCCACTTGCTGCACCCAGTTACTGTCTGATGCATCCCAGATGAAGCGGGACACAGCAGTGCTGGCCCCCGCATCGACATCAGCATAATCACCTGCAACTGGCGTTGTGACGGCGCTTTGCAATGCGCTTAACGTTGCATAAACCCCGCGGTAATGGCTCCCTTCGATACTGGCTAGCTTGTTCTTTTCAGCAGTGGTGTAGTCGTTGGTCGATAACCCCTTGCCAGCTTGAACATTCACCTTCCCATCCAGAGCAGCCTGAAGCCCTGAGACTTCTGCAATATTGTGGTTGTGGGCAGGCAGCGTGAAACCCACGATATCCGCCCAGCTCACCTTGCCGGCACTACCGGAGGGCAAGCTATTGAGCTTGGCCAACAGTAGGTCAGTAAAATCATTGGCAGATAAACCTTTACCGACAACCTTAATCACCCGGGCGTCGACAGCGTTGGTCAGCGTTGTGAGCAGATCACTTAGACCAGTGATGTCGGCCGGTACGGTGTTCCCTTTTCGAAGGTAACGAACATCCCCGCGCGCCTGGTTGAAATACTGCAGGTGATCATCTGCGTCTAACTCGGTCAAGCTGCTATGGCTTGTCACGGTTCCACCTCCCCCGGTGCCGCCAGATACAGAGACTTGATCAAGCCCGGTATATGGCCGTAGTTTGCTAAAGTCTGTTTTTGTGCGGCCTACCAGCAAGCCTTCACCCTTGTTGCCCTGGTACTGTTTAACCCAGAGCCCAGCTGCACCAGCCTTGACTTCAATGATGTCGTCAACCTTTGCGATCAGGTCTATCTGCCCTTCAGGCGGCGAAACATCACTGATGGCAAAGGCCAGTCTGGATTGCCCAATGTTCTGCAACATCAGTGCAAGACCGGGAGTAATGTCGAGCGCTGCAAAAACATCAGTCCACTGATTGATTTCCACATTGAGCCAGTTAGCCATGCGGATTCCTTGCTTCAAAAATGGTGTGGCGATAGGCATCACGAATGCGATAGCGGTGCCAATAAGCCGGGTTCGGTGTTTGGGTGCACGTGGCAATGTACTCAGTGCAAATGAGCTTGTTAGGCTCCAAATCAACTTCTGTTTCATTGCCAACAGCCATGCGGAATATCTGTTGTTCGTCGTAGTCAAAACCAATCAAGCTGCGTGCTTTGGCCATGCAATCATCTGGATGTACAGCAGTTGGATAACGGCCGCGCCTAATCCAGCCATAGCGCAGCAAGAATTCCTCTATCGGTGTTTCGACAACGCCATGACCGCCGCGGGCTTCCAACACATGGTCACCGCAATCAAAAGCTGCATGGCTGAACCAGATGCGGTCAGCTACCATAATGGCCAGTGAGATAGGTTTTAATGAGCCGGCATAAATCACCGGCACGTACTGCTGGATGATTGGGCTCTTGATCATATGGGAGTGCTCACAAAGAACGTGATTGGCGAAAGTGAGACTTCAAAATTGGCTTTGATCTCTTTTAGAGATTGATTGATGCGATCAGCCAGCAGCTTCCAGTCTCCGGATGGCAGCCTGCCCTGCATCACGACATGGCCTGCAGTGATTTCAGTCCTGAAGTATTTATCATTACCAAACGGCTTCCCTTGCGCGTGTGGAACAACCGGTGCAGTAATTTCATGTGGCGTGCTAAATGGCACCACAAACGAATTACCCTGACCGTCCTTATCCATCAGGTCAGCTTCAATCCGGATCAGGTCATCCTCATGAAGGAAAAAAGCCGGCGTAAATTGCCGGCTCTGTCCGTTGATACTTACCGCCTGATTGGCGTAAGTGAATACTGGTGGCGGTGCGCTAGATGGTGTAGCGCTCACCGGAGTTAAAGGTTTCATTCACCCTCCGCGATGTTTGATGATTGCCCAGACACGAACAGTACAAACGGTTTATTGCTCTTTGCGCGATAAATACAGCCAGTTGCCGGGCTCCCTTGAAAGTCATTGAACCGGGAGAATGTGTGCAGGGTTAGCAGTGATGCTGAACGGCCAGTATCTGCGGTGCGGCCGGCAGACGCATAGACAGACTTGCCTCCATCAAACGCCACGGCTGCGCCGCTCCCAAGGCTTACTGTTGCACCGGCGTTTTTAAGCTCGTCGTATTCCGTCGCATGACCAGAAACAAAATCACCTTCATCGATCGAGCCGCTTGACGACCAGACCGCAAATTTTGCTGATGACAAATCGAGAGCCAGCTTTGTTGTCACCATCTGCGCGGTTGGTGAGTCTGCGCCGGTGCGAAGATCATCACCGATATAGCGGCTGTTATCGTACAGCTCGACTTCAGCAAGTGATGCCGCTGCCGTGTTGGTTAGGACTCTGCCAATTTTTGCTGGCGCCCAAGACAGTGCGACACCCGCATTCATGCTGATGATCGCAGTGCTTCTTGCAATCGTGCCTGCCGAGTTGCTTGATTCTGTGTAAGCGCTGCGGGCAATTTTATCGGTTGACTGAATACTTCCCGCTTTCACATCACCAATGTTTCGGAATGTCTTACGGTGAGTCCGGTAGTTGGTCGGCGCACTTGCGCCATCCCAGTAGAATGCGCTTGGGCCTACAGCAAAATTCTCGACAATGTATAAGCCATCAGTGCGCTTAAACACGGCCCCGATATAACTGCTTGCGGTATCAGGATGGGCGGCATCCAATGCCCAGATCGTTGCGGTGTCATATGCAGCATCGAAAGCTACGACCTTCATTATGCAGACGCCGGCATTGGCGCGTTTGGCCAAGAATCTCCGCGGCTCAAGCATGCGAATGCTCCAGCCGACACCGAAGCAGCCATCTGATACCAGGTTGGACGGAAGCGCTTTAGTTGTTGAAGTACCCGCCTTGGCAAGCTGTCTGACGCCGCCGCTACTTGATACAACAGCCCATTCATTGCCAGCGGTTGATTCATCAAATTCGGTTTCAGGGAAGCCGCCAAGCCCCGGGCCTGAATAGTTCGTGATAGTGCCGTTTTGCATATCAAGGCAAAGCAGGTTATCACTGGAGCTGCCGATGACCTGCCAACGCTGACCTTGGTTGTGGCGGCGAGCTGCTCGCGAGGCGTTAAAGTCCCCACTTCCCAGAGTGTGTACTACCGAGCCTGCAGCGCCAGTAATGGCTTTGCTGCCGGTGTTGTATGTCAGCGTGTGGAACGCTAATGATGTTGGGTTGGTTGAACCGCTTGCTGCCTGGGTGTAGTAAACACGAAACACATTTGTGCTGATTTCGCGAATACCAACCGTATACGAATACATGCTATCGAAGCTACCAGATAGCTTCAGCTCAACCGTTGTGCTTGTCAGGATTTTATCGCGGCCGGCAGATAGCACGTAGAGCTTAAAGCCGTATTGCGATTGTGGTGCATCGACTGGTGAGCCAATCCCAAGCAGCCAATTGCCGTCAGATAAAGCAATTAGAAACGTAGACTCAGCGCCTGTCTGACGTACATAGCCAGTTCTGAAACTGCTGGTAATAAACGTATTAGCCTGGCCGGGATAGCCCATGACCTCGACGGCAGAAGCGACTGCGCTGTACGGGTATTGCCGGTCTGTGACCAAGCCTAAGCCATCAATCCATAATTCATCGCCAGGCATAACCGCATGCGGCGCCTGATAATGCAGCACCTTAGATGGGCTATCTGTCAGAACACCAGCAGCCACCAGATCATCCAATGAAGTAGCGCCAGACAGGACATTGAGCTTTGCGGTTACTTCGTTATTGAGCAGCGTTTCATCGCAGTTCAAGCCTTTGGCTGCTTGCCGGATCCGCAGCAGTTCAGCCAGTGTTGTACTGGTTGTGATAGCGTTGATCCGCGCTTGCACCTGCGTTTTTAAATTGGAGTTAATCATTAGCGAAGCCCTGCAATTGCGAGTGATGCGGTGTTGTTAATGGCGGTTGTCAGTGATGTATTGATGGTGTTCACCTGCGTTTCGAGTGCTATAACCCGGTCAGCGCCAGCGAAGTGCCGATAGGTGCTGGCAATGATGTCCCAAACAATTAAGTCACCTGCCTTGATGGCTGCGGTTGCGCCGGTGCCATTGCTGTTGGCTTGCCACATACTGGAGCCACCAGAGCCTGGCGGTGCTGGGAAAATGCCAGTGCCGGCATTCCAGAGGCCCGCAAAGAATGCCGCGCCTGCCACCGTGACTGCTGCGCCTTGCGCAATCTCTGCTGATGAAGCGGCATTAAGTTCAGATTGTCGGGCATTACCCTCACTGGTTGCTGCTTTGTTTTTGCTATCGAGCGCTGACGCTGCATTGCTTGCAGTGTCCGCAACTTTCTGCTCAAAAGTAGCCATCGAATACACATCGATGTCGCCGGAAAGGTTGAACCAAAGGATGCTGTTAGCCAGCGTCTTGTTTGGAATGTATGCGTTGCCAGCAAACGATGCAGGCAGGTTGATCATCTTGCCATTCAGGTACTCTGAGATTTGGTCAAAGCTGGCTTGAATACCATCGAGCTTAAAGTTTGCGTGGTCAGCCCGAACCGTAGTGCCGGCCTCGAACAGATTGGTGTGTTTCCACAGGTTAAGCATGCTTTATCTCCGAAGGCTTAGCGGGCTGTAGTGGTAAAGAAACGAGTTAAGAACGTGCGGCGGTGCTGACTTTGAGCGGCAGTTCACGACCAGGCACATATTGCGTGCCACGCCATCGATGTAGATGTCTGCGGTAAAAGTGCTGGCTGCAGACCAGCTGAAGCTATCCCATGCGCTTGCATCCCAGTAGCCGCCACCGCCAGTGGCTGTGATGTACTGGGTTCTGTCCGCTGGTGTGTCCGGTGATGAATAGTCAAAGTCAGGTGTGACTGATAGCGGCGTGCTGCTTGGCGTATCGACTTCCATCACCGCTTTTTTCCAGCGTTTTTTTGTATCTGGACTACCTACGTGGTTGAATGCCGGGCGCATGGTCGATTGGTATTCATCGCCGTCATGGCTAAAGCCACGCTCGGCCTGATACAGATAGCCATCGTCACCGGCAAAAAACACCACTTCACGACCAGAGTCATCTTCAGCGCTGAATGCGCAGCGGATCACATGGCCAAAGCTGAAGGTACTAAAGCCTGCGACTTCGGCACCAAAGAACGTCACCACAATGCCGGTGCTGTCATCGAAACAAAGCCGGTACTGGTTTTTCTGTTTAATGACAAAACTCGCCGTAATGCGGCCGGCGTAGCGTTTTAGCAGTGGTTCAACCTTTTGGCTGATGGTTGCCATATCGAAGTTGCCGAACTGCTGTACGCGATTGAGGCGCGTCATGCCGCGGTCATCCAGATACACGCTGTCATTGATGTTCTGAATGCTGTTAGGAATGGCGCCGGTGCTACTGCTCAAAGTGGTCAGGTTAAAGTCAGCTTTGGTTTTGCCGTACAGGACATAAGTCCGATTGCGACAGAATACTGCGCAGCTGTTATCCGGCTGCACTGCAAGCCCGGTGATTTCATCAGCTACCGCGATTTCACCGCCGCCGTCGACTGGGCTCCACTTTGTTGGGTCGCCTACAGCGCTGAATACCAGTGAGCCTTTACGATAGGCCAGCAGCAATACCTGACTCGGCAGCACTTCGGCATAAACCGGCGCATCAGGCGTGATAGGTCCGGTGAGTTGGGTAAAAGTGGTTCCGTTAAACCGGAATGCCTTATTGACCCCATCCACGCCAATGATTTCTTTGGTACCTGCAGAGCCGGTGAAGTTCGTCAGGACGGTTTGATATCGGCCATTGGGCAACAGCGCCGGAGTCGATACCGGTTGCCAGCCGCCAGTGCTTGCGCGCCACAAATTGGCTGTAGTGCCGTCTGCGTTGTTACGAAAGGCGTACACCACACCGGCAAAAACAAAGCCGCCTAATATGCGGCCAGAGCCTGGCACCGGCAGAATTAGACTTCGCAATACCTCCTGCTGCGATGTGATGGCCAGCGCCTCGCTTTCATCATCCGCAAACGGGTAGCCCGGCAAATTGACTGGCAGTACCGACGATGGCGCCGTTTTGCCGTCAAAGCGCTCGAACCCGAGGCAGCGCTGGTACCGACCCAGTGTGTTCACTTCGTAGTTGTTGAGCTGCGTACACTCGCCCGGATCTAACTCCAGCACAGATGCAGCCAGATTCAGGCCACCTTTTAAAATGACCTTGCCGACTCGGGTGTTGCTGGCCATCAGCCACCCCAGCCTATAACGCTGACCTTTGGCAGCTGCTTGTTGCACAGGTCCGAAAAGTGCCGCTCATAGGCAATAGTCGAATCCCGCAGCAGAAACTCATCCTGCTCGTGCCGTGCGTAGTTCATCAGCGCGGCCTGGATGATCACCTCTTCATGCTCTGCAGGAATTGGCGACTGTGCAGTGTTGATCGTCATCCGAACCGCTGCGCGGTTGTATCGGATATCAACCGGCAAAGCCTGTGCCGGCTTGTTATCAAAAAGCACTGTGCCATCTGGCGTGATAGCAAATGCGCGAGGCGTGCCTTCCGGTGCGCCGCCATTTTTCAGATGCTGATCATCCAGATAGTCGAAGTCGCATGACACCAGCGGTTGCCGGTCCACATAGACTTTGCTGATGCTGGCAAATGGCTGCATGCCAAGCTCGGCTGGCAGGTATTCCACCTTGCCAGCCTGCAGCACTGCACTTGCCTTGGCGCGCATGAATAACCAGTCCTTGCGGCCGGTCACGATGTCGTATTCCGCCTGCTGCACCCACGTAACCAGCTTGAGCAAAATGCCCTGCTGGTTCACCACGGATGCAATATCACCGGAAATACCAGAGTCCAGCCGGACGCGCCGGCACAGTTCAAGGAATGTCATGCGCGGTACCGGGAATTATTGGAAGTGTTCTTGGTGGATCGCGAAGCTGTAACGAGGCTCGAAAGACTCTTCGACCCATTCGTTGGTTTCCATGTCGCGGTGCGCTGGTTTGCGCTCAACTGCATCTTTAAGGATGTTGACGACCACGGCAGGAACTTTGACTTGCTTGCCAAAGTGAATTTGGTAGTTCGTGCCGTTGGCGCAAATCACCAGGTCTGGCTGTTTAACATCAGTCGGTTTTGAAATGCTGATTGTGTAATGCGTTGGATCTTTGCTTTTGGCCTTTGCGCTCTGAGTGACCGAAGCAGTCGTTGTGGCTGCTGGCGCTTCAGGTTGGTTGTCATGTTCGTTATCTTCAGAGACTTTTTCGCCCAGATCAGCGAGGATTTCTTTCACCGCTTTCCATGCGTCGTTTTTGCTGGTGCCTTCTGGCAACTCAACACCGTTCTCTTTAGCAAATGCAATCAGGTCAGCAGCAGTGCTGCCTTGGTAGGTTGGTTGACTCATCTTCTTTCCCCAGTTTTAAAAAGAAAAAGGGCCGCAAATGCAGCCCGTTAGTTCGGTTGGTTAAGGATTAAGGATTTTTCGGAGCAGCAAACTCGCCGCGGATAATCCAGCTTTCGTTCAGGATCTTTGCTTGGAAGTAGCACTTCCAGCCGATAGATCCGCGCTGGCCCAGTGGGTCAGATGCAGATGCTTTCGGGTTGACGACCTGCGGAGTGATTGAGCCAGCAGATGGGACCATCTTGCCGCCCTGCTTGCCAGCTTTGATAGACAGCGCGCCAAAGGAATCTTCACCAAAGTACATGGCTGGGTAAACGTCAGCAGCAGTACCACCAGTAGAGATACACTCAGTTGCGCCTGAACCCTTCGCGCCACCGGCGTTTGCGACAGGCATAGCCCAAGGTGTAACGATGTAGCGAACATCATCCACTGAGCCCAGCTCTTCATCACAAATTGGCTGGCGCTGGCCGTATTCAGCCACTGGCGTAAAGCCTTCCATTGCCCGGATAGACGGCGCCATATCGGTGTGAGTCACACAGATGTAAGCCGCTTCGATTGGTGAAGTGTTGTGGTCTGGTGAACCAGCCAGCATTTTTCGCAGCTTTTTGGCCTTGTTGCGAGCCAGAGTGCGCGTGATGATTTGCTGGTTTGATTTGTTCAGGAAGCCGACAACAGATGAGCGACCCGCCACACTGTTTGCGTAGTGAACTGACATACCTGCTGTGATTGTTGTCCAGATCCACTGCTCGATAGATTGCGCCGCCTGCTCTGACGCTGCGGTCCACATATCTTTACCGACTGGCTGATCGTGCAAGTCCAGCAGCACATCAGTTGTTGGCATGTAGTCACCCAATTGGATTAGTGACACTTCGACGTTTTCGTAACGGAAGTCGGTGCCTGGTGAGGTCACGCCTTCAGTCATTGCTGTTGTTTTCAGCGGCAGCGGGATGATCCGGCGAAAGCGTGCGACTTTGGTTTCGTTAAAACCAATCCACAGCGATTTTGCCAGTTTGCTCAGCACCAGAATTGGCGCTGCATGCTGTAATGCTTCGGTCATCGCCTTTGCGGCGTTGCCCAGTGAAATATCACCGAAATTGTTAGCCATAATTTAGCTCCTGCGCACCTTTACCGGCGCTTGATGTGTAAATCGAATGCGTCTTCAAAGTTGTCATCAGTGCGCCGCACGGCAGTTGGTGTGCCGGTTCCTTTGCGCTCTGTTGTCACATGGTCTGCAAGACGGTTGGTTTGTGGTGCTTGAGGGGATGCCGGCGCGGTCACGCGACCGGTGCTGGTTTTGAACAGGGTGAGAAGTGCTGCATTGTCATCAGCGTTAAAGCTGCTTCGCAGTTGCTGGACCATTGGCGGCTGGGCTTTTACCCAATCGTCGAAGTCAGGACTCGATGCCACTTCTTTAAAGTCAGGATGGACTTGTGCAAGTCGCCCCAACTCTTGCTGAATGACCTGCTCTTGTACGGCTTGCTGCCGCTCACTAACGAGCTGTTGCACAGGTGCCAGCTGCTGTTGAATCGGCGTGACGGCTGCGGAGACTTGCGCTTTGATGAACTTGGCCAGTTCAGGAAACTCCTGCTCAACTTCTTCAAAGGACATGCCTTCAAGGTCGTCTGCACTTGGTGTTCCCGGCGCTGTGCTCTGCTTGCCACCAGCCGCTTCTCTTGCTGCCAGTGCCTGTTGAAGCTCAGTAGTTTTCCGGTTCAAAGCCTGCACCCGCTCTGAGTTTGCGCGGTGGTCGGCCTCAAGTCTTTGGTGGTTAGCTTGCAGTTGCTGATACTGGTTTCGGAGCGATTCCGGCACGACTGCCCACGGATCTTGCTGCTCATCCTGCTGCGCATCAGGTTGTTGAGCTGGCTCGTTCACTTGTTCAGTGGTGACTTCCCCGGTCTGTCCAGTAAAAGATTCTGCGGTGAACTCTTGCGCTTCCGAAGCTGCCGAGTCTAAGGAGTCAGCAAAGGCTTGTGAGAAGTCATCTGAGAGTTCGTTATTTACTTGCTCAGTCATCGGTGTTTCCTGGTGAGTGCTTCCTGCAGTCATAAAAAAACCCGCGACTGAGCGCGGGTTCGTTAGCAAGGGTTGCCCCTTGAATTCGGTTACTGTTGTTTAATCCGGTCTGGATAAAGCCGGATGATGTCGTCTATCTGATGAATGCGGCCGCGAATATTGGCGGTTTGCTCTGGGCTTGTGTCCTGTACCAGTTCATCGAGCAGCTTGGTGCGGTCCTGCTGCAGCAACTGGATGAATGCAGCTAAATGCTCTGTGCCAAGCCTCATGCTGGATCCAGCCCGAAGTTGGCGGTGAGGCCCGCTTGCTTCTTGATCTGAACCTCAGCCATAAACTGCTGCCAGCTGGCTGCGTGGTCGGCCTGCACTTTTTTCAGCTCAGTCATCAGGCTTTCAGTGTTGTGCTTATCTTCCTGCGCCAGTCTGGCCAGTTCGATGCGCTCTTGCGCTGCAGATAACTGGAGTTTCAGCCCGGCTTCGAACTGCAGCTGCTGCCAGCTATTCTGCTGTTTCAGTTGTTCCATCTGCTGTTCATGCTGGAACTTGGCTTGCTGTTGCTGCGCACGAAGCTGCTCAACAGCCAATGCCGGATCTTGCGGTTGACCTTTTTGCTGTTCTTCAATGCGCTGCTGATAGCTTCTCAGCTCGTCGTCGGTTGGCAGCATGTCTTCAGGCAGGCTTTGAGTTCTCGCCCAAGCCCGCAGGATTTGCGGCGCTTTCAGTGCAAGGACTGGCTGGAATACTTGATTGCTGCCAGCAACAGACATCAGATTGGTGATGGCCTGCGCCTGAGTTTCTTTCACCAGCAGCGCGCTGGTACCTTTGGCATCAACCTGGTAATCACCTTTGATCTCATTCTTTTTGCTGAACAGCATGTTGAAGTGATAGAAGTCGGTGATTAATGGCGTGGTGATGCAGTCATCCCACATCCGCACCTGGCGCCGGCGTACTGTGTTGGCAGCATTCATCAGCATAGACATGCCGCCGAGCGTCTGTGTGCTCTGGCCTTGCTCGCCTTGCTGGATCATAGGCACGCCAGATACTTCATCAAACAGCACGCGAGCAGTCTGATAGATGGCGCTCAGTTCATTCAGGTGGCTCGATGTTTCGAAGGTACTGAATGCCTGCTTGATATCGGTTGCCGTGCCTTCGACTTCCCATATCTTGAATGGCGTGAAAGTCCATTCGTCATTCATTGGCTTCACAAACTTTTTGTTCAGGCCAATCTGAGGGCCAGCCGTGGCAGCGCCGTTATCCAGAATCATGCGCCAGACAGTGTTCAGCACTGACTGTTCATCAATTACAATGCGAGGAATGCCAAAGCCGAAGATGCACGCATCATTCTGGGCCCAGTTAAACACCCGGTATGGATAGTCGCTGTGATGCTTAATCAGGCTGGATTTCGCGCCAAGCACCACGCCACCGCAATAGAACACGATGGCATCAACTTCCTGATTTTCTAACTTGACCGCATCTTCACTGCTTTCAGGCTTATCAACCAGACCAAGCTCAATCAGCACACTGACGCGGATCGGGCCGTGGTATTCCCACGTTTCGTACCGGCTATCGTTGAGCGAATCATTCATGCCGGCGAGCTTACGCACATCATCTTGGAATGATGCTTTGTGCTGTGTTTGCTGAGGCGATAACTCGATGGCGCGTTCCACGTTCTCCGGTGAAAAGCCTCTGCGCTTAGCCAATGCACGCAGCTGCCGCTTGCTCATATACCGGCGTTCAAACACGTAGTCTGCTTCTTCGATAGTCGCGGCAGATGGATCAGGGTAGAAATCCCATGGCCGTACCACTTCAACGATGGGAACAAAAGACTCTTTTTCTTCCTGAACGTACTGGCCGTCCTTATTAACAAAGGCCAGATCCATTTTGCGGCTAATCACCGGGCCTTTGAGAATGCCAGTCCCGACAATGCATGCATCGCTGATAGCCACGCGAGCAGATGCGCTGTATCGGCATTCAGTCAGCTGGTCATGGATCTCTTTTTCCATCGCCGCGCATGCGTCCTGCATGATCTGCAGCTGGCGCTTTGCGATGTCGCCTTTGGTGACTGGCTTGCCGTCTTCGTGGACATATTTCTGCCCGCTGGCTTCAGCTTCCTCAGTTGAGTCCAGAAGCTCAGACAGTTCCGGAACCGGCGTAATTTTAATACCCCAGTTCTTATCGGTGTTCGGATGCAGCATGTCATCGAGCTGGCTAATGGCGGCATCCGCTTTTGCCCGAGTCATTTTGATAAAGACTTTTGAGCGTTTGGATTTAGTCAGCTTATCGTCGACATCGGGCTCGTAAATGCCGGTATAAAGCCGAAGGTCTTGCACCATGCGATCATCAATCACGCCACGGCCATTCATGGCATCAACCAGCGTTGATTCGATGTGCTGAGCCAGGATGTCCAGATTCCGATCTTCACGGTACTCGTGCGGATATTCGTTTTTCTGGATCAGTGTTGGCGTTTTGGTTTCGCTCACGCTTAGTACCCTGTAGTGCTATCAGCTGCGCCGACATATGCGGTTGAACCGGCATTGCCTTCTTTGGCCCGCCACGAATAATCAGCCTCGCCCTGCGCGCCAAGCGCCAGGTACTGCAGTGCATCGTGTGGGTGTGAATATGCGTTCTTGTCAGCGGCGTCTGCGTAGCGCTCACCACTGACATTGATCCGGCGGAATGCGTACCCGCCGTTAAATCCTTTGCGCAGCACCTTGCATGACTGGTTCAGCTCAAAAGCCGGACTGCCATCGATATTGCCGAGCAAGAAGTAATTGACTGCCTCCCAGCGCTTTAATGGCTGGTTGGTCGATGTTGGCCATGCTGCGATGTTGTATTCATCCCAGAGGATGCCTATCGGGCTGTTCTCGTCGTTGCCTGATTTGGCAATGCCAGCCGGATCGCAGTAGGCTTCAATTTGTTTGCCTGAAAAGGCGCTGTATCGTTCCTCCATCGTAGGAAGCACGACTTCATCCATAAACTTGCGAATACCCATACCGGTAGCCACAAGTTCTTCGATAACCCGCAGTTTTCCAGACGGCATCAGCTGGCCGATAATGCAGGCCGGCGTGCGTCCGAAGTCGAACCCGAGCAATAGCTTTTTGACCCGTGGCACTGGCAGCAGGTTGAACTTGCTCAGGTGTTTGGATTCGTCCCAGCTGCCGGAGTAAATCGGCTTGCCGGAGACAACAGCCCCATATTCATTGGCAAGGTTTACGCGGATCCAGTCATCAGCCTTACCGGCCAGACCATTCACGTAATAAGCGCTGCCACCGGGCAGGTTGCCTAAGTTTTCCGCTTTCGGATTGGCAACCCAGACATACTTGCCGCCTGCCAAAACCTTCCGGACAACACCGCCAGGCTGACGCAAGAAGGTCCAGCCAGACGGCTTCACCTCTTCAGCAAGTTTGTAGTACCAGTGATCATCATCCGGGGCGTTGGTGTCGCCAATCATGCCGTGCCAGCTGGCGCCGCCATCTGCTTTGGATGGGTACCGGCCATGCCGCAAGTCGCACATATCGACGATGGCCTTTGGCAACTCTTTCATTTCGTTGAGCCAAAAGCCTGTTGCCTGCAAACCGCGCAGCTTTTTCACATGCTGCGGCTTGTCCAGCGCCAGAAAGACCACCTCAGCAATGACCCGCGTGCCATCTTCCAGATCAAAGTCCAGATAGTGCGTTGGCGGTGAGTCGTGAACAAACCGGCCAAGCGCCGGCATGTCATCGCTGTGGTATAAGTCCTTCCAATCTTTCATCGTGGTCAATTCAAGATCGGAATATGTATTTCGTACCGCTATCCAGCGGCTTTTACGGATCCCGTTTCTGTTGGGCTTCTGTTCACAGATCTGGTTAAAGACCCGCATACAACTTCCGTATGTCTTGCCAGAGCCGAGCGGGCCCATGATGCAAGTAACGCGAGTCCTGCAGCGCATGTATTCAGCGAGAACCGCACCTTGCGCGCGGATCTCAAACCGAATTTCAGTTTGCTCTGACACACTGCATCAGTCCTTATTTCCGCCGGTGAAGTCCCGGACTACGACTTTTGGCCGCTCGTTAATCTCAATCTTGTCGGTCCACATCTTCAGATGTTTGCCGAGCAGCTCGATGGCTTTTGTCTTTTCCCAGGTGCGGATTTTTTTGGTGAAGCCAACGTGTTCTTTATCTTCGCCGCGACCTTCAAACAGCATGTCGACATCGATACCGGATAACGCCCGGCGGATGCTTTCTGGCATGTCGTGGATTGGCAGCAAATCACCGTTGGCATTGAATGCCTCGCCGATATCAGAGAATGCAATCAGGGCCAGCTCTTCGATGATCCGGTCTTTGGTGACATTCAGTTTTTTGAGTGTTGGCGCTATCAGTGCATCGATGGCCGCTTTAACTCTGGGCTTAGCGACTAGCTTCGCGCCTTGTGTATTGGCGGATGATTCAGCAAAGCCTGCAGATCTGGCTGCGGCTGCGGCGTTGTAACCGTTGGTCACGTAGTGATGAACAAACAAAGCCTCTTTGGCTGTGAGATTTCCATCTTCACCAAAGGCAGTTACTGCACCTGTCATCAGTCAGCCTCAGTCTCGTACTGCTTCATCCGAGCTTCGTGCTCACGCTCATCCATTTTCAACTTCCGGACCTGCACCACGTAGTTCAAAGCGAAAGTCGCAATTGTGGCCAGAATGCCGATTACGACAGCCCACTCAGACAGACTGAGCAGGCCGACGCCGGTAGTTGCCCCAGCTGTAATGTAAGAGCCACTGGCTGTTACTTTTTCAGACATAAGCCTGGTTCCTTCATGCATACCTGAGTGCTCCGCCACTTGCGATACCGCTCGGATTCCAGATTGCATAGTTTGATGTCCGTGATGAGCTGAAGGGTGTACCGGTGATGGTCCAGATTTGTGGTGCCGTTAAATGGCCGTAGCGGGCAACCAGTAGCCATCATGTTTGAAGGTGGCAGGACGAATACTGGTTTGCTTACTGTGACTGTTTTGACCACTGGTGCTGGCGTCGATGAGCATCCGGCGAGCATCATCAGGCAAAGGCATAGCAGCCCAAGTTCGCGTGGTTTCATGTTCGGATACCTGCAGTTTGTTGGAGTTGTTCAGCCAGTCGTTGCCTGTGTCGGCAATCACCTGTTTGTTTTGCTCGTGCTCTGCATTGAGAGCGGCCACCAGTTCGGCCTGCGTTACCAGGTCATCGACCTGACCGGACAGCGTATCGACGGTTGCTGCCAGTTCGGTCAGCGAGTCGGATTGGGTTTTGATGGTGATGTCTTTGGCTTCAATCGCAGCCTGAGCTTGTGTCAGCTCAATCGACTGATGTGCAGCAAAGCCACCAAGGGCCAGAACGGATAAACAGATTGCGGCCAGCAGGCCGGACTTAAAGTATGAACGCATTACAAATCCCTCATGCAAAGTTTGGCTTCGGCGCGTCTGCGGTTGTGAAGCCCTTGTGAGAATTGCCCTTTGATGTAAACCCAGCGCATTAACTGGTGGCACGCCTCTTTGCGCTTGCCCTGATTGAGCAGCTGCAGCATCGTGGATTTCTGCCACCGGCCAGCGCCGGCGTTATAGACAAAGGACAGGTAAGCCGCATGCTCACCTTCGGAGAGCGGCACTTGCACCACAGCCAGCATTTGCCGGTTATGTTTGCTCAGGTCAGCTGCGAGCTGATCCAGACACTGTTCGTCGGTGAACTTCATGCCGGGCTTCAACTCGGGGTCGGTGTGGCCGTAGCAGCTGGTTAAGATGTTTGCCGGATCCAGATAAACTTCGTTCTCTTTCCCTTCCCACGGCATGACCAGCAGGGCAGCAGAAAGCGCCACGGCACCGATGATGCCGCGGGATGCGAGTTTGGTCTGGGTGGACATGGTTACTCTACGATGTACCAGTCAGTGGCAAGCAAGTCGGTTTGGCTGGCGAGCCAAGGGACAGTTGAATTCTGAACAGTTCTGATTGCCAAGAACGGCACCAATTTGCAGTTATCATTCTTGCCATTGGTGTAGGTCCAGTAATCACCACTGCCAGGCATGCCGATGCCAAAGATGTATTGACCGGAATCTTTCCAGCCAGAGCGAGAAACGTACTTTCCAGCTTTTACAGCATTCAGCGCTAGCCCAAAGTCCATGCCGGAGGTCGGCTGATATGCCCGTTCGAAAACATCTATTGGCGACCAGCTGATGTAGCCGGCAAAATCTGGATGGTTCGGTTTACCGCCATCGACGTATTCAACCAGATAGCCTTTGTCATCGCCGTTTTCGTCTGCCGGCAAATCCCAGCCACGCAGCTGGTTATATGCCAAACGTGTCATAGCCTGCGCTTTGATTAATTTGGTGCCGATGTATAAGCCCATTTCAAGCCCACCCTGTTATACTGTATTTATATACAGTCATTA